CAAGAATGCCTGATTTACTGGATTTAGTATATTGTGATGAGGACAGTAACAATCAAAATGCTACAACTACGGTAAACTTGGCTCAACAAACCCCAATTATCTTGGCGGCACAATAAAGTGCTGAGCGTTTTCATTTAATATAGTATGATCTAAGACCTCTCGTTTTAAGTCAAAATTGAGATTACTATCCCTTATTTGGACTACATATTTAAGATAAGTGCCACATATTAAGACCTCTCGTTTAAGTCAAAATTATGTGTGACACCTCTACTTTTATATTGCTGATCAAATTCGTTCGCCGTTGTCGGACGTGCATGTTTGTATATTAATAAACTATAAAAAGAAATAAAAATTACAAAATCGATCAAATAAAAAATTTACATATAACGATCGGAAACTACGAATTTTTCAAAGTCTGGGAATTGGTTACCCAGGTGTATTTTTCAACAAGTATCATCAACAGGGTAGCGCCCAAAAGGTTGCGCCCTGCCAAATGATGCTAATGCAGTTCATGTTGCAGAAAGGACAAATCGATTAGGAACGAAGTTCTCGAGTCTACCATCATAGCGATTGGTTATAATTCTCGACAATGGAGTCATGAAATTCCTATTCACCGGAAGGCGATAATAATGTCAACTTGTTGTAAGTACCCTCAGATGGAGGATTTTCCGTATACCACTCAGGTAAAAGCCCAGAGTCCTATGTCCCTATAGGTGGAACCTCAAAAAGGAACCGGAAAGTGGACTAGTCATGGTTGACGATAAAAACCTCAATGAACCAAGTACAACATAAGATTTTAACAATGATTGCTAGAATTTTCCAAAATATGTGTGACAAGATGTCATGCTGTTCTGATAATAATGTTGTGATTGATACCGCACGCAGATCAGCGTGCGAAGAGACTGTGTATCCCGAAATTCAGGTTACACTGCTCTATGCTGGCAAGCGCAAGACATTTTTGGCGCGTTATGACACTGATGTGTATGACGTTGTTGATTATTTCTTGGCCCAAGAAAAATCGCATCAGATTTCTCGCGGATGTGAAGTATTAGCTAGTCAATTGACTGCTGTTGCTTATTTTCGTGAGAAACCTTTGCGTAGATCGGGCGTTCCGTTGACATGCTACAACATGTGGGAACGTTGCACGGTTAGTATGCAGTTGCACTTCCTTCAAGGAGGAGGTGTATTTTTGCCTACGTACCAGATAGTCCAGGAGTGTGAACAGGAGATCTTGAATCCCAAGATTCTCCAGTTACAATCTGGATCCCTTTCTTCTGAGTCGGATGATGTTTCTGTCTTGGCTACGCTACGTGCGAAGTTAAGAGGGAAAGCATCGGATTTTGACGTCGATTTCCTCATCAATCTTATTGAGGGCTCACTAATTCTGGGTTACCAGATGGTTCGAGCTCGCAATGTTGCTGACAGGATGGCTGCTGTGCTTGCCTTTGTAAAAGGGCAGACCAGTGGACCATTGTTGAGCAGTGCGCGCATGAAATTGTTGCGCAAGAAGTATGATGAGGTTTTTGGTGTTGTTGATCTGCAAGGGGCAGAAGAAGTGTTCGCTAATTTGCGATCCGCTTTGGATTCCTATGAAGATCTTTCTGAGAGTAAACTAATGCAGAAAATGCAGAAGTTCGTGATGTATGCCCTTTCACTTTCTCTTTTTGAACGTGTTGGTATTACGTTTGATTCGCTAAATTACTCCAAGTTGGAGAAGGAGGCGATGAAGCGAAAGTATCCAGCAGGACCGGGCATGGTCCATTGTTTCTTGGATTGTATGTTGTTTATCGCTGAGCGCGGTCATCAATGTATGAAGAGCGGAAGCTTAGATCCCATTTTCCACAGTGGTTCCTCTTATGAGGCGTGGTTTGATGGAGTGACGAAGCTGAAGCGTCAGGCGAAGTTTTTGAGCAATCCAAGTGCTCTAAATTTCACAATTCCCGAGTTTATTGCCAATCTTGATGAGGCGATTGACAAGGGTAAAGCGATTGGGCGTCACACGCGAGTGATGGATGCACTTTCAAAGCGATTATACTGTCAAGCGCAAGCGGATTTGGAAATGCTCAAATGTGAGCACCTAACCAAGCGCGCGGCCGGTATGGATCGTAAAGCACCATTTGGTCTCCTAGTGTACGGGGGCTCTGGTATCGCTAAATCGGCGTTTACTAAGATGCTCTTTTATCATTTTGGTAAGATCACGGGGAACAATACTGGTTCTGAATTTCGTTATGTGCGCAATGCAAATGACGAGTTTTGGTCTGGATTTGATTCCTCGAAGTGGTGTATCCAATTGGATGATATTGCCTACTTGGACCCGTCAGCGGCTCCCGGTGGTGACAAATCTATTTTGGAGATGTTACAGGTAGTTAATAGTGTTCCGTTTGTTCCTGCACAAGCAGATTTGGCTGACAAGGGGAAAACTCCCCTACGTGCCGAGCTCGTTATTGCTACGTCCAACACCAAGGACATCAATGCGTTTCACTATTTTGCCTGTCCACTTGCTATTCAGCGTCGTCTTCCATACGTAATTACGTTAGAAGTCAAGCAAGAGTATGCTCGTGATTCAGTGTTTTTGGATGCTGGAAAGGCCCCTAGTTTGGCGGCTGGAGAGTATCCGAATTTTTGGAACATTACCGTTAGTAAGGTTGTCCCCGCAGAAAGTATGGGGAAGAAACAACTTGCCGGTTTTGAACAAATTCACAAGTTCACTGATATTTATGAATTCATTGCTTGGTACTCCCGTGCCGCTTTGCAATTCCGTGGGGAACAGGACAAAGTCGATTCGTCAGATAAGGCTATGTCTCAGACCCGAGTGTGCTCTGTGTGTTATTTACCGGAGAATCATGGTAGCTGTGAAAAGTGCAGTTATATCATGCAACTCCAATCTATGGATGTAGTGTTGATCCCATTCACGTGGGCCTTCATGTTGTTTCGTCATATTGTGTATACATATTTGAATTTTTGCTATGGATTTGCTTGTTTTTTAGGTGTTATAAATTTATTGTGCCGTTTTAAGTGTATTGAGAGAATTGTGATGACGTGGGTGAATAATGCTTCGGCAGATGTCACTCGCTTGCTGGTAACGAGAGCAGGTCGATCTGTGCAGAAGACTTTTGGTCGGATTGTACTTTTTGTCATTATCTCGTCGTGGATCGGGACTTTTGTTGTTTACGGAAAGTTCTTTGTGAGAATGTTTGGTACTAAGAAGAAAACCACTCCTTTACAAGGAAACGTAGAATCCGCTTCAGCAGGAGGAACTAGCGTTGGCAGAGCACCCACTAACAAGGGTGAATCAGAGAACGTGTGGTTCAACGATCGTTTCATCTGTACAGACTTTGATATGCCTACCAAAGGGCGTTCATGGTTTGGAGAAGAGCAACTGACTATATTCACGCGTGTTGAGAACAACAGTGTGAAATTTCAGTCTAAGTTCGATGATGAAGATGGAGTACGCAAAGTGCGTATTAATGGTGCCCTGTGTTTGGGTGGCCATTTGTACGTTACTAATAATCATGGTTTGCCCGAAAAGGGCAAGATTGATTTGACCGTGACAGGGACTACGCAGTGTGAGGGTGTGAATAACACATACACTGTAGCTGTTTATCAGAAAGATGTTTTCCGAATGCCCGCTAAGGATTTGGCCTTCATCGAGATTTCTGGTATCCCTGCGCGTAAGCGTATCACCGATTTGTTGGTATCGCCAGATTTGCGCGGAACGTGTGATGGTTTCTATGTCAACCCCCGAGTGAGTGGTTCGCATGAAATGATTACAATGCGTAATGTGCAAAAGAATCGGATGATGATTGAGCGCATTGGTGAGGCTATTGTATGGGCAGGTCGTCCGCAACGTCCGACAGAAGTTGGAGATTGTGGTGCGGCAATGTACCTCAGGAATGGTATGGGCTATTTTTTGGCTGGTATCCATGTGGGGGGCGTCGATGATATCGGTGCCTCGATCCCATTGGATCCATCTGATGTGGACCATGCTGTGGAACATTTTCGTTCATCCCTCATAAGTCCTGGTTTGCCCTCATTGGGTTTACAGAATAAGGACCGTGAAGTTGGAGAGTTACACAGTAAGTCTCCCTTTCGCTTCATCCAACAGGGTGTGGCGAATGTTTACGGTTCTTTCAGCGATTTTAGAGTTGGTGGTCGTTCCAAGGTCACGAAAGCCATAACTCACGATGCTGCAATTGCTCGTGGGTATGTGTGCAAAACAGGAGCACCTGTAATGCGCGGATGGCAACCCTGGTACAATGCTGCCAAAGAGATGGTCGAACCTGTAACGCAGATGAAACAACATCTTGTGAAGCAAGTGGCAAAAGAGTTCTTAGCTGAGATTGTTGCACGCATCGACAAAGTGCAATTGCGCGATGAAGTCTTTGTGTATGACGATTTGACGGCTATCAATGGTGCAAATGGTGTGCGATATGTTGATAAGATGAATCGGTCAACCTCAATGGGGTGTCCGTGGAAGAAATCTAAGAAGCATTTCATGCATCAAGTGCCAGCCACTGAAGGTTGTGCTGATCCCTACATGTTCGATGATGAAACAATGATGCGGGTGGATAACATCATGGAGACGTACAAGCGCGGGGAGCGCTGTATGCCCGTTTTCTCGGGTTCACTTAAGGATGAAGCGTTGAAGATGGCCAAAATTTTGGCTGCTAAGACGCGTCTCTTTTGTGCATCACCGGCGGATTGGAATGTAGTAGTGCGTAAGTACTATCTATCATTGATTCGATTTATGCAAATGAATCGTTTTATCTTTGAAGCCGGACCGGGAACTGTTGCCCAATCATTGGAGTGGCAAGACATTCGTGATTATCTGATTCACTTTGGTGAGAATAAGATGGTTGCCGGTGACTATGCTGCGTTTGATAAGAAGATGCCCGCGACCATCATTTTGGAAGCTTTCAGCATTTTGATTGAACTTGCTCGAATGAGTGGGAACTATTCAGATGTTGACATCTTGATTATGCAAGGGATTGCGGAGGACACTGCCTTTCCGCTTGTAGACATGAATGGTGACCTAGTGGAGTTTTTTGGCTCGAATCCTTCGGGCCATCCTCTTACTGTGATCATCAATTCATTGGTCAATAGCCTCTACATGCGCTATGTTTATGCTGAGCTGAACCCTAGTGGTAACAGCGCTGCTGACTTCAAGCGAAATGTGAGATTGATGACCTACGGCGATGATAATGTGATGGGAGTGCGCGGTGATAAACCGTGGTTCAACCACACATCGATTGCTGATTGTCTGAAGCGAGTGGGTATCACCTACACCATGGCGGATAAGGAGGCTGTTTCAGTACCCTATATCCACATTGATGAGGTGTCTTTTCTTAAGCGCACGTGGCGCTGGGATGAGGATCTGCAGTCCTTTGTGTGTCCGTTAGATGAAGCGTCCATTGCAAAGATGCTAACCATGTGTGTTCCGTCCAAGACGGATTCTATGGGGAAGCAGGCGTGTGATGTTTTATCTACTGTGTGTCGTGAGTACTTTTGGTATGGTCGTGAAGTTTTTGAGTTGAAGCGTAAAATGTGTTGTGAAATGGCAGAGGAGTGTGATCTCCTAGTTTATGTACATCGTAGTACCTTTCCGACTTGGGAGAATCTGAAAGAAGCCTTTTTTAGTGCTTCGAAGGAACGCCAAGCCATTAATTGTTAATTTATTGTCATGGTGCGTTATTGTTGAGCGCACGTTAAGCTAAAAAACAACCTTGTAGTTAGTTACTGGGTGCCGGATGGGGTATGAATGCCCCCCTTAGGTATCAGCATGGAGCTACAATGTATGCCACTCAGGGGACGACCCGAAGCTCACTTTTTAGTGAAGGAGAAAAGAGTTGCCTCCAATCAATCATTCCCAGTGTCCTTGGTGTAGGTCTGCCAGGATGTTGTGTAAATCGACCATTCAACACATCTAATTTTTGTACTTTGGAACCTTTTAGTAAAGGTTACGCGGCGCGGGGCGATTCCCGCGTAATACAGTTGCAGTCTGATGAGCAGGCTGTGATGGATGTGTCCAATGAGACTATGACAACTGACACAATTACCTTCGTTGGAAATAGTGTTAGTCAAGTGGAGGAGTTGACGGCTTCAATGCCAGAACAAGTGGAAGATATTTATTCACCTAGTGCCCAACTTGCATCATTTTTGCAGCGACCCGTTCGAATCGCTACTTACTCTGTTCCTCAGGGTGAGGCAGTTAGCGTTTACCGATCGGTCAATCCTTGGTTTGCGTTTCTCAATGATTCGCAGATTAAGAAGAAGTTGGATAACTATGCCTACTTGCGGGGTAACCTACATGTAGAGATTATTATCAATGCCACACCTTTCATTTATGGAATGTATATGGCCACATATCTGCCTATGGTGGATTTTTGTGGACATTTGGATTATGAAGCAAATGCCGCTCTAAATGTAGATGGCAAAATCCGCGTTCCTTTGTCTCAACGACAGAATGTCTTGTTAAAGTCACACACTTCGGAGGGTGGTACCATGGTTTTACCATTTGTGTATCACAAAAACTTCGTGGAGCTTACCAGAGCTCTGGATGTGCAAAATCTGGGTAAATTGACTATCGTTCCTATGTCTCCTTTCACCGCAGCTGCGGCGGGGGCAACTGGTAACGTGTCGATTTCAATTTATGCATGGATGTCGGATGTTAAGCTTGCGGGTATGACCCGTGAGCTTGCTTTGCAGTCCGATGAATATGCAGAAGGTCCAATTTCAAGACCAGCATCGATTGTTGCTGGTATTGGCCGCAGACTGAGCGATGTCCCCGTGGTGGGGAAGGTAGCTAAGGCTGTTGGCTGGGGAGCTTCTGCTGTTTCCAAGATAGCGTCTCTTTTTGGTTTTACTAATGTGCCAGTCATTGAGAATTCGATGCCGTATAAGAACGTACCTTTTCATGGTATGGCTTCAGCACAAATAGCCGGACCGATTGAGCGGTTGACTCTTGATCCCAAAGCAGAGATCACGATTGAGCCGGGAATAATGGGTCTTCCTAATGACGATGATTTGGCAATTGCTAATTTTATCGGAAGGGAGTCCTTTGTCCGGGGTATTCAATGGAATCAGTCTGATACCGTCGATACCCTGCTCTCAGCGATCGCTGTGACACCCGCGATTTGTCAGACTGGAACGTCTGCAGGTGGTTTTGCATGGTTCGCTGACACACCTGTGGCTTGTGCCTCTCGTCTCTTCACCAATTGGAGGGGAGACATGCACTACAAGCTGCGGATTGTGAAGTCGCAATACCACCAAGGGCGCTTTCGTGTGTCCTTTGATCCTCGCGGGTCAGTGAGTAATTCCACATCGTCTACTGTTACTTTTACGAAGATCATTGATTTGAGTGAAGGTGACGAATTTGACTTTGTGGTGCCTTACATGCAGCCTCAGCCTTGGTTGTTGCTGCCACCATCCCCAAATTCTAATATTGGCGATCGAGCAGATGTGACTGCTGATCCTGATCAAACCAACGGCAAGTTGTCGATTACAGTACTAAATCCTTGTACTGCTCCGTCAACTACTGCCGCGATCACAATTTTAGTTTATGTGTGGGGTGAACCCAACTTGGAGTTTGCTAACCCTAGTGATATTCCTTTCAATGCGTCTGTTTTGCGGACCCAGAGTAAGGAGCATGTCTTGGGTGATGTAACTCCCGTCCCAGTGCGCCGTTATGAGCAGAATTTTGGTGAGCAAATTGCTTCCTTAAGAACACTCATGCGACGAACAGCATTCACATATCGTCATCCCGTTGTGGCTACTTCTTTGCCTGCTGGACAGAACATTTTGTCTCTGACTGGTAATTTTGGCTTGTATCCGAACGAACCTGGCTATTTGACTGCTGCTGCAGGGTATTTTGGTGGGCGGAATTCCGCTCCCGGTACTCTCGCAGCTGGGCCTTTTCCTTGTAACTATTCTGCGACTTCCCCGTACACATGGCTTTCAACTTGTTTTGTTGGTCAACGAGGGTCCTTTATGTACAAGGCCAATTTTTTGGGACCTGAGATTAAGTCTTTTAAGGCTTATCGATGGAACTATCCCCGTGCCGCTATTTCTGCGTTGGCAACAATGACACGAGTGGCGGCCAACAATATTTGGTCTTACGGTGGATACAACAATGCGTACGGAAACACCGGTCAGAGCTTGGTCAATGCGACCACTCAGACTGGCTTGGAATTCTCAGTTCCATTCATGAATAAGTACAACTTTGTTGCTACAGATCCAAAATTCCGAGTGTTGGGTTCTGATTTTGATGATTCTTCGAGTAATACCTTCTCAGTGGAGGTGACTCAGTTCGTCGGAGCAGATACCAATTTCTATGGAGCCGTAGATTTGTATGGTTGTGTTGGTACTGATTTCACGCTGGTGAAGTTCGTCAGTGTGCCTATTCGGTATCAATACACTATGCCATCCCCTGCACTTTAATGTGCGGGGGGGGGTCTGATCAGACCCTTATTAAACAGATCATTCTCAGAAATGAAACTGAGTAAACAAATATAATGCTTAATCCTGTTTGCCTTATCGGTAGTTCAGTATTAGCTCTCTTTATGAGGGTTAGGGGGCGCGGCCCCCGGCTGCTAGTTTTTTCAAGCTAGTGTTAAAACGTGTTGAGAACTTCGTTTTCTTCCCGATGTTGAGATCCTTCGCTCGCAAGAGTGTTGCTCTGTACCCGATTTTTTAGGGGTACCATTTTTTGATGACACCGGGAAACCGGTACCATTTTAAGATAGTATCACGAATTTTTTAAGGTGTACAAGTCGCGATCTTTAACAAAGGGGCACGCATAAGTCGCGC